GGCATTTCTCAACTTCACACTCAGATAACACAGAACCGTAACAACAACCTAAAATAAACACAGCGATACACGACAGAGTGAAAGTAATCACGTCGGTCATATTTCTAACTGGTAAATTCAGTCCACAATCAGAGGACTGGACTGGGCACACATCAAACCTCTGAAGACAAGTCTCGACAATCTCAACCAGTCCAGAATATGAATGAGCGCATCCGCGTCGGGCCTGCTCCGAAGAACTTCCCTGATTTGGAAATATTGCTCTAACTCATCTAGGTTAAAGGTGTAATTGGAAACAATCTTCATAACTGATTCAGGATAACTGGTCCGTCTTGGAACGTCAAAGATCTGGCTGCAAAAGCTAAATCTCATCTCGCTCAACATTTCCGGTGTCACATAAAAGCCTAAGCGTCGATAATTCTCAGCGGACAATGAAGTCGCATAGCCAAAACAATCGTCACCATTCGCCTTTTGAAAAGGTTCATCAAAAGAAGGGAGATATTCATCAGATCCCAATTTGAAACAAACCATCATCGCAAGCGCAGCTCTCATTACAGTATTAATGATGTGGGTTAGGAGCCACCCACTAAGCATGAACACGAACTCTGCAGTCCAGAGTTCCCCATCGGAGAAGGCAAGCACGGCATTGTGATCCGTCATCAACTCAATCATTGCATCAAGCACGACTGAGGCGACAGAACCTTTCCGTCCACACTTTTCAGCATAGACTTCAAGCGCAGCGCGCATCATCATCCCCAAGACGAGAAACTCCCAGCCACGGACGTCATCGGAAGCTAAGTGATAGTCTTTTGGCTTCATCCTCTGCATTCGCTGGAACAGATCGATCAAAGCGCCAGCTTCGTTGAAATTAATCCCGACGCTAGAGGCGTTCTTGGGATCTTTCCATCGTTGAGGCAGATCGTTCAGGAGATCAAAGAATAGCCACTGCCAGATCAAACGATCAATGACAGAGTGGCCAAATATCAATCTCGCGACTTTAGATAATTTAGTCAATTCACTTTTCACATGCACCTTAACAGGATCCATAGCATTATGAGCCACGAGCTCCTCGCTCGTAAACTGGTCTAAGTCCCATTCACTAGTGGAATGCCCCTTGCCAAGGAAGTGAAGTAATGTGAGACGCTCCTCCACACAACGTCGCAACATCTCTTGCGGGATGTCGCCATTTGTGCGGAAGCCAGCATTCACAAAAGGAGAACCAGGAGATTTATCCATCTCAATCTTCGAATATAACATCGCCCAAACTTCATCTTTAAACTTGAAGTAGCAAAAATCATCGGCAATCGAGGGTTGGCAAACCAACGTCTGGTCTCCAGGAATCATCACACCATCAAGCAGG